ACTACGGCGGCGGGCACGCCCACTTCGCTGGCGCTGCAGCGGTTCGGGCATTTCAACGGGGCGATCACTCGCAACGGCTCGCCGCTTGGCAACGTCATCTCGGCCGAGGTCACCTATTCTAACGGCCTTGATCGGATCGAGACCATCCGCTCGGATGGCCGCATCGAGGGGGCCGATCCCGGCATGGCAGCGCTGACCGGCCGGGTGGAGGTGCGCTTTGCCGACAGCACGCTGATTACGCAGGCCATCGACGGCACGCCTTGCGAATTGGTCTTCGCATGGAGCCTTGGCGCCAACGCGAGCTTCACCTTCACCGCCCATGCCGTCTACCTGCCGCGCCCCCGGATCGAAATCGCGGGCCCGCAGGGTATCCAGGCCACCTTCGACTGGCAGGCTGCCAAGGCAACCAGCCCCGCCCGCATGTGCACAGCCGTCCTCGTCAACACCGTTGTGAGTTATTGATCATGATCAGACTGAACCTGACCGCAGCCCCTGCGTGGCTGACCCTCGCCCCCGGCCTGCGCCTAAACGTGGCCCCGCTGACCACCGCCCTGATGGTTTCGGCCCGAGCCGATCCTGCCATCGAAGACCTGCCGGACACCGCCACGCAGGAGGAACTGGCCCTTACCATGGCCAAGGCCGTCGCCCGGCGCGCGGTTCTGGATTGGGAAGGAGTCGGCGACGACGCTGGCAACATCGTCCCGGTCTCGCCCGAAGGCGTCGACGCCCTGCTGGAAATCTGGCCGGTCTTCGAAGCCTTCCAGACCCAGTATGTCGCCAAAGGTCTTATCCTGGACGCGGAAAAAAACGTCTCTGCGCCCTTGCCGAATGGTCCTTCGGCGGGGGCGACCGCTACTGCGCGGCCTGTACGGGGCGCTGCCCCGACTGCCCCGCAAGACTGAACCGGCCAAAGACGGAACAGGGCTGGCAGGTCTGGGATCTGGTCGGCCGCCTTGGCGGGCAACTGCGTGTGATCCCCGGAGCGGTGCTTGGCTGGGACATGGGCGCTGCCCTCGCGATGGCCAATGCCCTCGGGATCGACGCCCTGATCGCCGCAGAGCTGTTGCCCGAGATCGAGGCGGTGATGGTCCGCAAATTGAACGAACAGATCGGAGACGGCCATGGCTGAAAAAAGGGTCAGTGTCCGACTGGTTGCCGAAGGCGGCCGTCAGGTCCGCGCCGAGTTGGAAGGAATCGGTGAGGCGGGCACGCGCGGGTTTGGCCGCCTGTCCTCCGAGATGGAACTGGCCAATGCCCGCCTCGGCAGCTTTGCCCGCAAGGCCGGGATTGCGCTGGTGGCGGTGACAGCCGCCGCAGCCGCTGCGGGTGTGGCGATGGTCCGCTCGGGGCTCGATGTGATCGGCGCACAAGCTGACATGGCCGCTTCCCTTAAGACCACGGTCGAAAGCCTGCAGGTTCTGACTTGGGCCGGGGAACTGGCGGGCGTGTCGATGGGCGAGATCGAACAGGCCACCAAGAAGCTGACCACGCGGTTGTCGGAAGCGGCGACTGGGTCTGGATCAGCTGTGGGGGCTTTGCAGCGGTTGAATCTGACCGCCGCCGAACTGCAGGCGCTGCCGCTGGATCAACGCATCGTCGCCATCCAGGAAGCGCTGAACCAGTTCGTGCCCGAGGCCGAACGCGCTGCCGTGGCATCCGACCTCTTCGGTGACCGGGCCGCACTGTCCTTTCTGCGCATCGATTCCGCTACCCTGCGGGAAGCGGCACAGGATGTGCAGGATTTCGGGGTGGCGGTCAGCGCAGCCGATGCGGCGCAGATCGAACGCACCGGCGATGCCGTCGCCAAGCTGAGCCTGATCTGGCTGGGGCTGACCAACCGCCTGACCGCCGCCGTCGCCCCTGCACTGGAAACGGTGGCGAACGCACTGGCCGACATGGCGCAGGGCACCGGGCCCATCGGCGGCGCAATCACCGCAGTCTTCGACAACCTCGGCCGCCTCGCCACCTATGCCGCGACCTTCGCCGCCTTCATGGCCGGTCGCTGGGTGGGAGGACTGGCCGTTGCCGCACTGTCAGTGCGCGGCCTCGCTACCGCACTCGTATTCCTGCGCGGGGCGTTGATCCGCACCGGCATCGGCGCGCTGATCGTCGGCGCGGGGGAACTGGTCTATCAGTTCTCGCAGCTTGTGATCCGTGTCGGCGGAGTGGGTGAAGCGTTCCGTCTGCTGGGCGATCTCGCCACGGAAGTCTGGTTGCGCAGCGGCCTGTCGCTCGACGCCGCCTTTGCCAACATGGCTGCGGGCTGGGAGGGACTGAAGGCGGCCGGGCTCTCGGCGCTTGAAGGCACCATCGCGGGCGTGGTCAGTTTCGGCGACCGGACGGCTGCGATTTTCCAAGGGGCTTATGACGCTGCGGTGGCGATCTGGGGCAGTCTGCCCGGCGCCATCGGCGACTTCGCCTTCCAGGCCGCGAACGGGCTGATCTCGGGCGTCGAGGCGATGCTGAACGGCGTCGTCACCCGCATCAACAATTTCATCAACGGGCTGAACGCGGCGCTGGACCTTCTGCCGGACTGGGCAGTGGGCGAAGGTGGGGTGCGGATCGGCACGCTTGACCCCGTGGAACTGGCGCGGATCGGCAACCCTTTTGAGGGCGCGGCAACTGCTGCTGGCGCTGCAGCCGCCGATGCCTTCTCGACGGCGTTGTCCCGGACATACCTTGAACCGCCCGACCTCGGGCTTGGCACGATGGCAGCCGATGCGCGTGGCCGGGCTGATGGCTATCGCGAGGCTGCTGTGATGCTGGCCGATGCGGTCGGCCGTCCACTTGCCAGTTGGCAGGCGCTGCGTGACGCGATGACCGGCACCCGAGCGGATGCCGAGACCGCGCTGGCAGATGCCGCCAGCTCGGCTGATACCCTGAACACCGAACTGGACGACACCGCAACTGCTGCCGGGAATGCGGGCGCTGCCGCGCGCGACGCCGGGGCCGACGCTGCCGCAGGTGCCGACCAGGCTGCGACCGGCTGGGGTGCCGTAACAGCCGCGCTGGCCGACTATGCCACCAAGGCGCGCAACATCGTCGGCGATATCGGCCAGACGCTGGTCGGGGCCTTCACCTCGGCCGAGAACGCGGTGGGCGAGTTCGTCAAGACCGGCAAGCTCGACTTCCGCGATCTGGTCACGTCGATGATCGCCGATCTGGCCAAACTGGCGGCGCGGACATTCATCCTCGGCCCCATTGCCAATGCGCTGTCAGGCGCGCTTGGCGGTGCGGGCGGGAAGTTCGCCAATATCCTGCATGCGGGTGGCATGGTCGGATCGCCGGGCCCCGGTCGTATGGTTCCCGCGCTGGCCTTTGCCAATGCCCCGCGCATGCATGCGGGCGGCTGGGCCGGGATCAAGCCCGACGAGGTTCCGGCGATCCTGCAACGCGGCGAGCGTGTCCTCTCACGCCGCGAGGCCGCTGGATATGGCCAGGGACAGATCAGCGCACCCGCCGTCAACGTCACCATCATGGCCCGCGATGCCGAAAGCTTCCGGCAATCCCGCACCCAAGTGGCCAGCGACATCGCCCGCGCCGTGTCGCTGGGCCGGAGGGGCATGTGATGGCCTTCCATGAAGTCAGGTTCCCCGACAATATCAGCCGCGGCGCGCGGGGCGGACCCGAGCGGCGCACGCAGATCGTGGCGCTGTCCTCAGGCGATGAGGAACGCAACGCTTCGTGGGCCAATTCCCGGCGGCGCTACGATGTCTCCTATGGTGTCCGGCGGGCTGACGATCTGGCAGCAGTGGTGGCCTTCTTCGAGGCACGCAACGGGAGGCTTTGTGGCTTCCGGTTCAAGGACTGGTCGGATTTTAAGTCCTGCGTGCCCTCGGTGGCGCGGGGCTTCGCCGACCAGCCCATCGGGACCGGCACCGGATCGAACCGGTTCTTCCAGCTTGCCAAGACCTACACCTCGGGCGCGCAGTCCTGGACGCGGGCCATCGTCAAGCCGGTGGCGGGAACCGTTCGCGTGGCGCTGGGCGGCGTGGAGCAGTTGACCGGCTGGACGGTCGACACGACGACCGGGATCGTCACCTTCACCACGGCACCGGGATCGGGCGTCGCGGTGGCGGCGGGCTTCGAATTCGACGTGCCGGTGCGCTTCGACAGCGACTCCATGGACGTGAACCTCGACATCGAACGGCTCGGCTCGATCACCTCGATTCCGCTGATGGAGATCAGACGATGAAAGCCATCGCCGCGCCGCTGCAGGCCCATCTCGACGAGGGCACGACCACTCTTGCGTGGTGCTGGCCGATCACGCGGGCGGACGGTGTCGTCATGGGCTTCACCGATCACGACCGCACCCTGTCGTTCCTCGGCACCAGTTTCGAGCCCGACAGCGGGCTGATCGCCTCGGAAGTCCGCTCGGGCTCGGACCTGTCGGTCGATGCGCAGGACGCGGAAGGCGTGCTGATGTCCGGCCGGATCACCGAAACCGACATCATCGACGGGCGCTGGGACAACGCGGCGGTCGAGGCCTGGCGGGTCAACTGGGCGGACACGTCGCAGCGGGTGCTGATGCGGCAGGGCAACGTCGGCCAGATCAGGCGCGGGCGGATGGCCTTCGTTGCCGAGGTGCGCAGCATGGCGCACGCGCTCGGGCAGACCGTGGGCCGGACGTTTCAGACGGCCTGCGATGCGGCGCTGGGCGACGCGCGCTGCGGCGTAAACCTGGAGGCGGCGGGCTACAAGGGCACCGGGGCGGTGATCACGCTGCTGCGCGACCGGGCCTTCCTCGCCTCCAGCCTCGGCGGCTTCGCCGACAACCTCTTCACCTTCGGCACGGTCGAATGGACCAGCGGGCCGAATGCCGGGCGGCGGACGGAAGTCATGATGCACGAGAAGGCAGGCAGTGACGTGACGATCACCCTGCTGGGTGAGCCGGTCCGCGCCATCGCCGCCGGGCACGCCTTCACGATCCGGGCCGGGTGCGACAAGCGGATCGACAGCTGCAGCGCCAAGTTCGGCAACGCCGTGAAC